TAAGGGAATTATACTTAAAGGAATAACCTAAAGGATAGACAAAGGGCATACTTTACAAAAGTATAGCTAATCAATGAGTTAATTACTAAGAGTATAGGGTTTATTTAGGGAATAATTTACCAAGAGGAATAGGCGCCCACAAGGTAAATCCCTCAAATCAATACTATGAGTAATTTCCCAGATGAATAACTCTCAAATAATTTTCCGATGGAATTACTTCAGATCTAAAATCTATTCTATTTTTCCTTCTGTTTTATTCTTCTGTTACTTCTGAAACCCAGGTAATACAAGGCTTTGAGGGAGATATACCAGGGATATACTATGGGGAGAGGAGACAAGGGGACTTAACATTTTTATCTAAGCCACTGGACAAATTTTCAAGATTTTTAGCCTGTAAAATTATACTTAAAAGTTACACACAGCATAAAGGATTTAACAAATGAGTAATGAAAAGAAAGAGAGAGAATATACAGAAGGTCAGAAGGCTTTCTTGGATGCTCTTTTCTCTCCAGAAGTAGGTGGTGATTATAGAAAAGCTATGAGGAAGGCAGGGTATAGTGAATACACTTCAGTAGCTGAAATCATTACTTCTTTATCTGAAGAGATCAAGGACAGAGCAAATAAGATAATCCTGATGAATGCCCCTAAAGCTGCTGTCAAGATGGGAGAACTTTTAGAGAATCCCGGAGTTAATGCTGGTAGTACTCTTCTCAAAGTTGCTCAGGACGTTCTTGATAGAGCAGGCGTGACTAAAAAGAGTGAAGCTAGTATATCTGATCTTAAAGCCCCAGGGGGTGTTATTCTTCTGCCTCCTAAAGGTAGTGTTGAGGTTAAGGTCTATAATGAAGGAGACTAAAATGAAAGACAAGAAGACTGATGGTAAGTGCAAAAAGTGTGGAAGAAAACATACAGGTAAATGTAAGTAAGGAGGATACAGAATGGTATCCCAAAGAAATTCCAAACTTAGGTGTAAGACCCCCATTTGGGTATTCAAAGAAGGGAGGTGATCCCAGTCTCCTTGTCGCTGATCCGGTAATCTTCTCCTGTCTCTCAGTAGCCTTAGATCAGTTAGACAACGGTATCTCTTTAAGAGAGGCAGCCGATAGTTTTAACTATAACTTACAAAAACATGGGGTTGATCTTTCTCTGTCTCATGCTGGACTTAAAAAACTAAGAACTCAATACCGTCCTGATTATGTAAGAAAGATCAATCCTACTTATAATAAACCTGTAACTAGAACAAAGAAAACTCAAAGGCTTATCAAACAGAAAATTGCTAATATTAAAAAATCAAAGAAAGCAATTGAAAAACAGATAGCTAAACTTGAGGGTACATTAAAAGTAAAAGAACAAGAGCGTATTGAATCATTTTCCCCTGTTATCGATCTTCCTCCTATGGAGCTTGATAAGAGCACATTTACCGAAGATGTACCAATTGCTTTTGAGCCTAACCCCGGACCACAAACAGAGTTCCTTGCTGCTGAAGAACAAGAGGTCCTCTTCGGCGGAGCAGCAGGTGGCGGGAAATCGATGGCTCTCCTTGCTGATGTTCTCAGATTTGTTCATAATAAACACTTCAATGGATTAATTCTTCGTAGAACTAATGATGAACTTAGGGATTTGATAAAGAAATCAGAAGAGCTTTATCCTGCTTTATTTGGTAAAGATGTTCAATTCCATGTTCAGAAATCTACATGGACTTTTCCTTCAGGTGCTAAACTCTGGATGACCTATTTTGATGATGATAGAGATTTCAAAAGGTTTATTGGTCAGGAATACACATATATAGCATTTGATGAGTTGACTCAGTGGCCTACACCAGAACCTTGGGTAAAACTTAAATCTCGTCTACGTGCGAAGAAAGGTTCAGGATTAGAGAACTCTCTGTTTATGAGAGCAACTACTAACCCCGGCGGTCCAGGACATGGTTGGGTTAAACAAATGTTTATCGATCCAGCCCCATTTAATTATTCTTTTTGGGCTAGAAATTCAGAAGGTGAGATAATTCGTTTTCCTGATAATCATTCAGATGAAACTAAAGCAGGGAAACCAATCTTCAGACGCAGGTTTATTCCAAGTAAGTTATCTGATAATCCTTACCTGTATGAAGATGGTAATTATGAAGCTGGTCTTCTGTCTCTTCCTGAACAACAGCGTAGACAGTTACTTGAAGGTGATTGGAATATAGCTGATGGCGCTGCTTTCTCTGAATTCAGAACAGATATACATGTTTGTAGACCTAGAGTCATCCCCAGTGATTGGAGAAGATTTAGATCATGTGATTGGGGTTATTCTGATAGATCAGGTACTGCTGTTCATTGGTATGCAATCGACCCTACAGACGGTCAATTAGTAGTCTACAGAGAACTATATGTGACTAAAATGACTGCTACTGAAGTTGCCAAAAGAGTTCTTGAACTGGAAAAAGGTGAGAGAATATCTTATGGTGTTCTTGATTTTAGTACTTGGGCCAGAAGAGGCGCAACAGGTATGTCACCAGCAGAGGAAATGATCAAAGCTGGATGTAAATGGAGACCTGCTGATAATAAATTCCCTACAAGTAGAGTCCATGGACGTATGAGATTACATGAATTACTTAGAGTTGATCCTGTTACTAAACGTCCGGGTATTATTTTCTTTGATACTTGCAGACAAATATTAGCCGACCTTCCTGTTATTCCTACCGATCCCGATGGGACAGATGATATTGACCCTAAATTCACAAGCGACCATGCTTATGATAGTATTAGATATGGTATTTTATCTCGTCCTAAAGCTCCAAGTGGTTGGGAACCTGCTCCTACAAGGAAATATCATCATAATTATCATAGTCAAACGGTCTTAGACCCTATATTTGGGTATTAAATAGGAAATCTTAATGGATATGGAAAATAAAACTCCGAACTCTTTCGGAAAACTTGGGTCATCTTTTGAAGGTTTCATGACCGCAGGTGCTACTATCGATCATGCTATTGATAATGTTGAAACCTTAAAGGATACAAAAGATCCTCAAGATGAAGTAAAACACTCTCCTTTAGTTTCTTATATCAAAGAACGTTATGAAAGGTCTAAAGATCGACGTAGAAATGATGAAATGAGATGGTTAAGAGCTTATAGTAATTATAGAGGGCAATATGCGCCTTTTACTGAGTTCGAAAAATCTCAAATCTTTATGAAAATTACTAAAACTAAGGTCTTAGCTGCTTATTCTCAAGTTATTGATATCTTATTTAGTAATAACAAGTTCCCTCTTGGTGTTGAACCTTCTCCTGTTCCTCTTGGAATTGCAGAGAGTGTTCATTTTGACCCTCAAGAACCTCAATCTCAGGGTGGTAGTACTAATACTATAGTTCGTCCTGATATTTTAGAAGAACTTGGACCTTATAAAGAGAAACTTTCAGGTGTCGAAGATAAACTCAAGAATGGCCCTGGTACTTCTCCTACTTCTGTTACATTTGAACCTGCCAAAGAAGCAGCCAAGAAGATGGAAAAGAAGTTCTTTGATCAACTTGCAGAAGCAGATGCTAATAAAACGCTTAGGTTGACTGTTTTTGAGATGGCTTTGCTTGGTTCAGGTGCTTACAAAGGCCCTGTAGCTAAAAAGAAAGAATATCCTAAGTGGGATAAACAGGGTTCTTATTCTCCAATTGAGAAAACAATAGCAGATTTCCATCATGTATCTATTTGGAATCTTTATCCTGATCCTGAAGTGACTAAAATTGAAGATGCTGAATATCTAATTGAGCGTCATAAAATGAATAAAACTCAATTAAGGGCATTAAAGAACCGCCCACATTTCAGAGCAGATGTTATCGAAGATGTTATCAAGGATGGCCCTAATTATGAGCCTGAATATTGGGAAAGCACTCTTGAAGATTATAAATCAAGAGATCAGTCTGAATCTTATGAAGTTCTAGAATTCTGGGGTATAGCTGATAAAGATTTTGAAGAACTTACAGATATTAAAATTCCTAGTATTTATAAAGATAAAGATCAAGTTCAGGTTAATGTCTTCATCTGTAACAACAGGATTATCCGTTTAGCCTATAATCCCTTTACTCCCGCAAGAATACCTTATTTTCTCTGTCCTTACGAACTAAACCCTTATTCTATTTTCGGAGTAGGTGTTGCAGAGAATATGGAAGATACTCAAACTCTCATGAATGGTTTTATGAGACTAGCCGTTGATAATGGTATTCTTTCTTCTAACATCTCTTTTGAGGTTAATAAAACTTATCTTGAAGATGGTCAGGATATGACTATGCGACCAGGTAAAGTTTATTATACAGAAGGAAATGCTGGTCAGGCTATCCATTCTCTTAAATGGGATAATGTTACTACTGAATGTCTTATGCTATTTGATAAAGCAAGGCAGCTTGCAGATGAAGCTACGGGCATCCCTAGTTATTCACATGGTCAGAGTAATATCCAGAGTATTGGCAGAACTGCTTCAGGTATGTCTATGCTTATGGGAGCAAGTGCTCAGAACATCAAAACAGTTGTCAAGAACATTGATGATTATTTATTAATGCCTCTTGGTCGTTCTCTGTTTGCCTTTAATATGCAATTCTTTTTTGATGAAGAAATCGTAGGTGATCTTGATATTGTTCCTCGTGCAACTGAAAGTCTCATGAGAAAT